AAGGCAGATGCCAAGGCTGCTGCCAAGGTGACTACGGACAAGGCCGACAAGATTTTGGCTGATGCGCAAGAGCAGGCGACAAAATTAACGGCTGAGGCTCAGAAGGAACTGCTTGATGCCAAGTCGGCTACCGCTGCGCTGAAGGCTCAAACAGCCGCTGCGTCTGCTGCTGAGAAAGCGGCTCAGGCCCGGGCGGATGAACTGACGAAAATGCAGTCTGAAGCCAAGGCGGAATTTGATGCGGCTCAGGCCGAACGCGCCGCGCTGATTGCCAAGGTCGAGGCTTTCGCCAAGGGGTTGTAAATGACGGGCATCGTCGATTTTCGCACGGAACTTCTCGGCGAAACCGGCGCACCGATCACCGCTTCTAACCCGTTACCCACGACAGGTGGTGGCGGCTCAGGCGTATTTGGCCCATATGCGCTGAACGACTTTGAAAATGGGGCAACGCTGTATGTCGGGAAGGTGAAATCAAATGGGGTATGGCTTCTCCAACGGTACGATCAAACATCTGGCGCGATGCGTTACGCGAACGAATCGAACAACTCAGGAGTTGCGACTTACGCATCTGCGTGGAGTAGCAGGACGACGTTAACCTACGCCCAGTTCCAAAGTTTAACCGGAGTTTAAAATGGCATCATTTAATAAGTTCAATGCATGGGTCGACAACATGGTGGAAGTTGCCAATCTTGGCGCCGACCAGTTTGTGATTGCGCTCACCAACACTGCGCCGACCGCTGCGAACAGCGTCCTTGCTGACATAACGCAGATTACTTACACCAATCTGTCCTCGCGCAACGTCACGACGACGAGTTCCTCGCAGACGGGCGGCACATACACGCTGGTGTTGCAGGACTTGGTGTTGACAGCCTCGGGGTCGGTTGGTCCGTTCCGCTATGTGGTGCTATTTGACGATACCCCGACCTCGCCCGCTGACCCGTTGGTGGGCTGGTGGGATTACGGCTCATCCATCACGATGTCGAACGGCGAGACGTTCACGGTTGACTTCACTGGCGCGGCGATCACTTTATCGTAGGTATCAATATGACAACTTTGGCTCAAAAAGTAGCAGAATTTCCAGCATCAATGCCGGATTGGGAAATTGCTGAGGTATTGAATGCGCCCGACCCTACTCTGCCAATGAAGCTGACTTCTAGGCGCATTGGCGCTGGAACAATTATTGAAACGATGGGGCTTGGCGCTGTTGGCGGTGGTGTTTTTATTTCAAAGTTGCGCGGATGGGCAGAAAACCCAGAGACAATTCCTGCACAATTATCTGACAATGTTAAAGACATTGCGGAAATATTGCCCGTTATTGACCGTGGTGATTTAGAAGTGTTAAACAACTCAGTTCGCACAATGATTGACACGCTTGCCGCGCTTGGACACATGACGCAAGCGCAAGCAGCGGCGTTAAAAGCGCTGGCAAACAATGTTAATCAATCATGGGCTGAGCATTACAACATCGTCGTCACGGCGCGTACCGTAGGTATTGCGCGAGGCGCGCAGGAGTAGAGCATGGCTATCGCAAAATGGGCCGCACCATCAGCGCGGTCGAGTAACTTTGCAGGTACTACGCTCAATTCTCTGGCGAACGCTGGCGAATCGTCTGTTGTTACTTATGACAACTCAACCAACCTCGACCTGTACGGCGTGGTGACCGTCAAGCTGGGGTCGATCACCCCCGCGACTGGCGGCTCGATCACGGTTCGCGTGACGCTGAACGACGGCACGGACACGGCTGACCGCATCGGCGGCGACCTTTACGTTATTCCTTTAACAAGCGGCGCATCGGCAAAGGTGGCGGTCATCAACATGGTGCGGCTGTACCCGTATTCCATGCGCCTGAGCGTCGTCAACAACGCAGGCGTGGCGTTTGCCGGGTCAGGCAACGAAATCTACGTCCGGCCTTTCAACGAGGACATCGCGTAATGCCACGCGGTGTCAGCCATTTTGACGAGGCGCGCTTGCAGGGGCGGCTCTGGACGCCCGCTCTGCTGCGGCCCGCGCTGTGGATGGATGCTGCCGACCAGTCCACGATCACGACTGCCGCGGGTGTCAGCGAGTGGCGCGACAAAAGCGGCAACGGGCGGCATTTCACCCAATCAGTCGCGGCCAGCCAGCCAGCGTACAACCAGAACGGCATCAACGGTCTCGCGAGCATCCGGTTCGACGGCACCGCCAAAGCGCTGCAACGCACACCCGAGGCGTGGGCGTTTCAATATCCGGTCACTGCATTCATCGTATTCAGGGCGGCAGCATTCAACGGATCATACAACTCGTTGTTTGAGTTTTTCACCAGCACCGGCCCCACCACCGCGGGGTGGAGTGACCTCATCGGCCCCGCCTTGCGTTCTGCGGTTTACTCGACGAGCACAACTGGAACACAGCCGAATTATGACGGCACCGGGGTGTTTACTTACGCTACAAATCGAACCTACATTTTCACAGCCGTCCATCAGAACAACGCGATGATCGGGCTGCAAAACGGAAACGCAGACGGTAGCAACTCCGGTACTTATACCCTCCGAACCAATTTGGGGACGAATCCTCTATGCATCGGCTCATCGCCCATGTTCAGCCGGTACACGAACTGGCAAATCGGTGAAGTGATTATTACGAATAATGCGGCGCTATCAACATCCGATCGCCTGGAGGTTGAGGGGTATCTCGCTTGGAAATGGGGCATCGCCGCTGACGTGGTGGCGAGCAGCCCATTCGTGAACCGCCCGCCGTTGATCGGGGACTGATCAATGCTTCGAGTCAGGCAGCCGCAACTGTCTGTTGTCACCAGCACGACATACACACTCATCGCAGATGGAGCAACCTACTCCTACACCGGCAACGACGCCGACCTGTTTTTCAACAGAGTCATTCGTGCAGATGGCGGGACATACTCCTACACTGGCAACGACGCCAACCTGCTTTACGGCAGGCTTTTGGCAGCAGATGGAGCGACGTACTCCTACACTGGCAACGATGCTGACCTGCTTTACAGCAGGCTTTTGGCAGCGGACGGAGCGGTCTATTCATATGCTGGAAACGATGCTACGCTCGATTACCAGCCTGCGGGGGTCTGCCCGAGCGTGGCCCAGATTTGGGCGTATCAGTTGCTTCCGGGCGTCACCGCAGGACAGATGTTGACTGACTTGTGGTTGGCGAGAAATAACGGATTGACTCTTCCCGAATACTTGGCTTTGAAAGATTAGACACAGGAAACCCCAATGGCTAAGTCACCTGCTTGGACCCGCAAAGAAGGCCAGAACCCCGAAGGCGGGTTGAATGCCAAGGGGCGGGCATCAGCCAAGGCGCAGGGTATGAACCTCAAGCCGCCTCAACCAGAAGGCGGTCCGCGCAAGAAGTCGTTCTGTGCCCGGTCAGCGGGCCAGATGAAGATGTGGCCGGAAGCGGCTAAAGACCCCAACAGCCGCCTCAGGAAGGCGCGCAAAGCATGGAAGTGCTGACATGGAAGCCTTGGTCTGGAACACAATTCTCACGGTCCTACTCGGCGTGGTGGCATATCTCATGATGTCAAAATTTGCTGAACTGGACAGGCTCAGTATCCTGCTCAACAAGACCCGCGAAGAGATTGCGCGGGACCACATCACACGGGCAGAGTTCCGACAGGACATGGGCAAGTTGTTCGACAGGTTCGACTTGCTAGAGAAGAAGCTGGACAATATGCGTGAACGCAGAGCGCCAGGAAACTGAAGTGCCTGTACAGTCCGAGAAGCAGCGTAGGTTTATGTACGCATCTCTTGCTGGCAAGACAGATGTGTCACCCAGCGTAGCCAAGAAATTTGTCGGGCCGAGTGCCCATAAAGCCGAAGGAGGCAGTATGAAAGAGTCCAAAGCAATGCGCGAGAAGGAAGTGGCCTTCATGAAGAAGAAGGGCGCTCCGAAGTCCATGCTCAAGCACGAGATGAAGGAAGCCAAAGGCTATGCCAAGGGCGGTGGTGTGGAGTCCCGTGGCAAGAAAACGAAAATGGTGAAGATGATGGGCGGCGGTAAGTGCTAAGGAGGGGCTATGCCTCAAAACTACCGTACCCCCACTGCAAGAGAATATTCAAAACTGAATGTTGCTCGTAAGTTGATGGAACAAGGCATTGAGGGAGAAAACTCAATGCTGTCTCGCCTGATGCCGACGATTGCAAAGTCTTCACGTGATGATATACGCAGGGCCAAGAAGTTGCGTGAAGAAGTTCCTGCCAGCGCCCGCGAAGGTGAGGCATACAACGAAGCGGGCTACGCCAAAGGCGGCTCCGTCCGTGGCAGCGGCTGTGAGCAGCGCTCCAAGAAGTGCAAGGTGTACTGATGCGAACATCTCGCGGCATGGGAGCAATCAGGGATGAACTCAAGCGTCCCAAGAAGTTTGCCAAGGGTGGTGGTCTGTACGACAACATCCATGCCAAGCGTTCCCGCATTGCCGCAGGATCGGGCGAAGCCATGCGCAAGCCGGGTGCTCCCGGCGCTCCTACTGCCAAAGCGTTTAAGCAGTCCAAACTGACGGCGAAGTGATGAGCTACTACGTTTACGCCCACACCAAACCTGACCAGACGGTGTTTTACGTCGGTAAGGGTACGCGGGAACGTGCGTGGTCAACTCATGGGCGCAATACGCATTGGCAACGTACGGTGGCAAAGTACGGTCACAAAGTTGTGCTTTTGGCTGAAGGGCTTACGCAAGAGCAGGCTATTGAAGAAGAAGCGGCAATCATTGCGCATTTCAAACCTTTTGGCGCTTTGGTAAACATACTTGACCGGGGAGATATTAGCCCTACGTGTAACCCAGAAGTTGCGGCAAAAGTTAGCATTGCAGCGTCTCGTTGGCAAACCGGGCGCAAACTGTCTGAGTCGCATCGCGCAAATGTAGTAAAAAACAACCCGTGGAGAGGCAAAGAACGCCTAGAGCATTCTGCTGTGATGAAAGCCAAAGGTTTAATTGCAGGCGCAAAAAATCCTTTTTACGGCCAAGGTGCGCGTCAAAAAGGTGCATTGAACCATATGGCAACTGCTGTCGTTGGAGAGCATGCAACACACGGACAAAAGCGCTGGGAAACCTTGCAGGCCGCAGCAGATGAACTTGGTGTGACGTTGCAAGCAATCTCCCAAGCAATCCGTAAACACGGACGTTCCAAAGGTTGGTTGTTTAGGAAAGAAGCATGACTACTTCAGGGACAGCCACTTTCAACATTGATCTTAATGAGATTGTTGAAGAAGCATTTGAGCGGTGTGGCGCAGAGCTTCGGACTGGTTATGACTTGCGCACCGCACGACGGTCGTTAAATTTGCTTTTCACGCAGTGGTCGAACATGGGCGTGAATTTGTGGACGATTGAGCAAGGCTCACAAGTCCTGACCCCCGGTACAAATACGTACACACTCCCCGCCGACACCGTTGACTTGCTTGAACACGTGATTCGCACAGGCGCAGGAAACGTCTCCACGCAAACAGACCTGACCATCACGCGCATCAGCGTTTCAACGTACTCCAGCATCCCAAACAAACTCCAGTCCGCGAGGCCGATTCAGATCTGGATCAACCGCCAAGGCCCTGCCCCTCAGTTTACGGTCTGGCCCACGCCCGACAATTCTCAGACCTACACGCTGGTGTACTGGCGTTTGCGCAGGATGCAAGATGCTGGTGCCGGTGGCACATACACGCAGGACATCCCGTTCCGCTTCTTGAACGCGCTGGTGGCGGGGCTTGCGTACTACCTGTCCATGAAGATTCCAGGCGCGATGGAAAGGATGCAGGTATTGAAGGCTCAATATGACGAGGCTTGGGATCTAGCCAGTTCCGAGGACCGTGATAAGAGCGCTGTCCGGTTCGTGCCACGCCAAATGTTCATCTCATGAGCAACCGCTTTGCAAACGGCGCAAAGGCATTCGGTTTCTGCGATGTCTGTGGGTTCCGTTTTGACCTGAAGAAACTGAAGAATCTCGTAGTCAAGACTAAGCAGACACAGATCAAAGCGTGCAGTGCGTGCTGGACTCCAGACCAGCCGCAGTTATTGCTTGGCAGTTTTCCAGTTTCGGACCCCCAGGCCATCCGCGATCCACGCCCTGACACGAACACATGGTACTCATCGGGCGTAACGGCGACGGGCTCCTTCGGTGAGGGGAGTCGAGTGATTGAGTGGGGCTGGAACCCGGTGGGTGGAGCCAGAAGTTTTGATGATGGATTGACCCCCAATGCCTTGGTAGGCCGGGGATATGTTGGTACAGTCGCGGTCAGCACGACCTAAAGGAGCGATGATGAAAGATGTCCACAAGCACGAACGTGCGAAGCACCCCGGTCAGCCGCTGACCAAGCTGGCAAAGGGGGGCAAAGCCTTCAAGAAGGGCGGTCCCACCTCGGAAGACCGCATGAAGATGGGCAAGAACCTGTCCCGCGTTGCCAACCAGAAGTCGGGGTGAAGCATGGGCAAGATCACAAAACTGCCGCCCGCCAAGCCGGGCCTGCCGCAGGGCACCGAGAACCCTCGGGATATGTGCGTGGTGGTGGGGAACATCTCCAAAGAGACCGCTCCGCCGACCAAGACCTCGGGGATCAAAACCCGTGGGAACGGCTGCGCAACGCGTGGAACGATGGCTAGAGGGCCGATGGCGTGAACTACACCGAGTTGAAGACTGCCGTTGAGGATTTTTCTGAGAATACGTTCTCAGCGACGGACTTTGCTACGCTCACGAAACTGAGCGAGCAAAAAATCTACAACTCGGTTCAACTTCCCAACCTGCGGAAAACGTCAAATTTAACGCTAGCCATTGGGAACCCGCTGCTTGTTGTTCCGACAGATTTCCTGTCGGCGTTCTCGTTTGGCGTGACGGAAGGCACCACGTTCAGTTTCCTGCTGAACAAGGATGTCAACTTCATCCGTGAGGCTTTCCCCAACGCAGCAAGCACGGGCACGCCAAAGTATTACGCGCTGTACGGGACGCAGACTCCGCTGGTGCAGTCTTTCTTGCTGGGGCCTACGCCCGGTGCGGCGCTGACGGCGGAACTGAATTACTTCTACTACCCCGAGAGCATTGTCACGGCCACGACAACATGGCTTGGCGACAACTTTGACTCTGTGCTGTTCAACGCAGTGATGGTTGAAGCGGCGCGGTTCATGAAGCAAGAGCAGGACATCGTGGCGATGTACAACGATCAGTACGTCCAGTCTCTCACGTTGCTGAAGAATCTCGGAGATGGGAAAGATCGGCAGGACGCATACCGTACAGGGCAAGTCAGGACACAGGTGGTGTAAATGGCGCTCATCCAGGGGCTATGCTCTTCGTTCAAACAGGAGTCCTGGCTGGGTATCCACGACCTTGACACGGACGTTTTGAAACTGGCGCTGTACATCAGCGCTGCGGATCTTGGTCCGTCCACCACGGTTTACACAACTTCAAGTGAGGTTGTAGGCACAGGGTACACCGCTGGTGGGGTGGTTCTGCTGAACCCGCAGGTGCTTCTGTATGGCACCACGGCGTACTTCAGTTGTGACAACGCGGCTTGGCCGGGGTCAAGTTTTGTTGCTCGGGGCGGGTTGATCTACAACTCCACCAAGGCAGACCGTGCGATTGCGGTGTTGGACTTCGGTTCTGACAAAACTGCCGGTCCAAATTTCACGGTACAGATTCCAGCGGCAACGGCATCGACCGCTTTGCTGCGCTTTGCTTGAGGTAACACATGGCTTCATACACCAGCAGTCTGAGGCTTGTACTGCCTGCCACGGGCGAGTACCCGGGCGCTTGGGGTACGCAGGCCAACAATGGCCTGACCAGTCTTGTGGATACATCCATTGCGGGAACGTCCACCATCACGATGACGGCAGCGGATTACACGCTGTCCACAGCCAATGGCGCTTCGGATGAGGCAAGGTCAGCAGTTCTGAACGTGGCGGGCACTCCCGGAGCGGCGCGGAACATCATCGTGCCTGCGGCGAGCAAACTGTATGTGGTATTCAACAACACTACGGGCGGTTTTGCGCAGACGGTCAAGACTTCTGCCGGTACGGGGGTCTCGGTCCCCAACGGGTCTGCTGCTTACCTGCGGTGTGACGGGACCAACGTGGTCGCGGCGGTGAGCTATTTCGGTTCTCTGACGCTGGGTGCGGCACTGCCGGTAGGCTCTGGTGGTACGGGAGCGGCAACATTCACGGCCAACAACGTCCTGTTGGGTAACGGCACCTCGGCCTTCCAAGTGGTAGCTCCGGGCACCAACGGCAACGTGCTGACCAGCAACGGCACTACTTGGCAGAGCACTGCCCCGGCGTCGGGCGTCTCCCTGAGCGCCGACAACACATGGACCGGAACGCAGACCTTTAGCGGCACCGCAGCCAAGCTGGCAACAGCGCTTACCAACGCAGCAGAAGTTGCCACCGTCAGCGCCACAGCAGCCACGGGCACGATCAACTACGACATCACCACGCAGTCGGTGCTGTATTACACCAGCAACGCCTCAGCCAACTGGACGACAAACTTCCGGGCATCCAGCGGCACATCGCTCAACACGGCGATGAGCACGGGGCAGAGCGTCACGGTGGCGTTCCTTGTCACTCAAGGCGCAACGGCGTACTACAACAACGTGGTGCAGGTTGATGGCTCGGCAGTTACGCCCAAGTGGCAGGGCGGCACAGCACCCACAGCGGGTAACGCTTCCAGCATTGACGTCTATACCTACACGATAGTAAAAACGGGTTCTGCTGCGTTTACGGTGTTTGCTTCTCAGACGAGGTTTGCGTAATGCCGTTGCTCGGAACCAGAGGTGCCGCCTCCGCTCGGGGGTTTGGGTTTTTAGGCGTATCTGGCCCTGTAACAGGGCAACAGGCGTACACAACATCGGGTACTTATACTTGGGTATGTCCTGCCGGGGTCACATCAGTTTCGGTTGTTGCGGTGGGCGGGGGCGCAAATGGAACCAACGGTCCGTCAGGAGGTGGTGGCGGTGAACTGCGGTATAAAAACAACATAGCGGTTACACCGGGAAATAGTTATACCGTTGTTGTTGGTCCTGGGGGGCCTAGCGGAAGCACTGCAAACCAATCGTATTTTGATAGCGTTTCCACAGTTCGAGCTTTTGGGGGCGCTGCCCCTACAGGGGGTAATGGCGGGGTTGGAGACGGCGGCGGTAACGGCGGTAACGGCGGCGGCGGGGGCGGCGGTGGAGCCGGGGGGTACTCAGGTACTGGAGGAACTGGCGGCAGCGCCAATAGCGGAAATCCGGGCAACGCGGGTTCTGGAGGTGGAGGAGGTGGTGGTGGCGGGTCCGTATCTCAATGTTGCGGCCCGTACACTGGCGGCGGTGGTGGCGGGGGTGTTGGGATACTAGGCGCGGGCTCAAATGGCTCTGGGGGGGCGTCTTCTGGCGGCGGCGGGGGCGGCGGAAGCAGCGGGAGTTCTGGGGCCGCTGGGTCTACTGGCTGCTCAAGCGGAAACGCCGGAAGTGGAGGACTATACGGCGGCGGCGGCGGGGCTGGGACAAACGGTGGGGCTAACGCATCGGGCGCAGGCGGCGCAGTCCGCATTATCTGGCCCGGTAATACGCGCTCGTTCCCATCCACAAACACGGGTAATTTGTGATGGAACTGTTTATACAAATTCGTAATGGGCAACCTTATGAGCACCCAATCGTGAGGGAAAACTTTCATCAAGCATACCCAAACCTTAATGTTGAAAATTTGCCGCCAGAATTCGCGCGTTTTGAACGAATACCACCCCCCAAACTTGGCGTATATGAAGTGGCCGAAGGCCCCACTTACGAATGGTTGGATGGCAGTGTCAAAGACGTTTGGCGCGTCCGTGAAATGACTGACGAAGAAAAACAAGCTGTTGATGATTTGCTTGCCATAGAAACGCGGCCTGCAATTACGCTGCCTGGAAAGCCTCCAGATGTTACGGGCTGAACAACTTCAAAACTGCGGCGACCTTCGGGGGACCATGTACATCTTTGAAAAAGCGGGCGATGTGTTGATTAAGCACAATCACACCGAGAACGACGTTCACATCACTATTGTGGCGCGTGGCAAACTGAAGGCGCACTCGCATGATTGGGACTTAGTCGCATCGGCTGGACAAATGTTAAACTTTCGTCCAAACGAACCGCATGAGTTGTTGGCGCTGGAAGACGACACGCGCATCTTCAACATCGTTAAAAAATTTGCACCTTGACAAAGCCGCATGGGCCGCGCACCGCCAGGACTTGCGTGATCTGTCTACACAGACGGGCTTCCCTTGGGATATAACGTGGCCGGTCCAGCCGGAGTAAAGCATGCTTGAGACCTTGCTTGGTGGCCTGTTCGGCGGTGTCCTGAGACTTGCGCCAGAACTGTTCAAGCTCTTCGACAAGAAGAATGAACGGGCGCATGAGCTTCGCATGGTTGAAGCTGAGATGGAGTTTGCCAAGATCCGGGGCGAAATCTCTATGCGACAGGTCGAAGCGCAGATGACGATGGCCGAGATGGACACGATGGCCCAGGCGTTCAAGGAGCAATCCGCGACCGCCAAGAATGCCGGGTGGTTCGTCTCTGCGATCTCAGCGCTGGTGCGTCCGATGGTCACCTACTCCTTCTTGGGCCTGTACGCCTCTGTAAAGATTGCCTCGTTCCTGATTGCCATAGACCAAAACGGTAACTGGAAAGAAGTGCTGGTCACGATGTGGGGCGCAGACGATCTTGCCGTTTTCAACATGATCATCTCATTCTGGTTTGTTGGACGGGTGTATGAGCGGTCCAATAAGTGAGGCTGTAAACATCGCTGCTGCGCTGTGCCGCCCCTTTGAAGGGCTGCGGCTGAAACCGTACATCTGCCCAGCGGGCTACCCTACGATTGGTTACGGTACGGTGTGGAAGCCAGACGGAACCAAAGTCACGATGGAGCATCCTGAGATCACCAAGGAGACCGCTGACGACTGGCTCATGTCCGAGTTGCAGACGAACTATCTGGCGGGGGTTCTAAAGGCTTCACCGGGGCTGATTGCTTACCCATACGCCCTTGGCGCTATGGCGGACTTTGCTTACAATCTGGGCGTTGCCCGATATCGTGGAAGCACCCTGCGGCGCAAAGTTGACGAGCGGGACTGGGAGGGCGCCAAGGAGCAATTGTCCCTCTGGGTGCGTGGTGGCGGCAAGGTACTGCCGGGGCTGGTCAAGCGCAGAGCCGCTGAAGCAAAACTGCTGGGGTAACTATGCCGCTCAAGAAGCTATTGATGAAACCCGGCGTGAATCGGGAGAACACCAGATATACCACTGAAGGAGGCTGGTATGACTGCGACAAAATTCGCTTTCGTCAAGGTACACCCGAAAAGATCGGTGGTTGGCAGCAGGTAACAAACGATCAGTTCCTCGGCATCTGCCGTTCTCTGTGGTCATGGGCAACCAATACGGGCGTTAAGTATGTTGGTCTTGGGACCAACTTGAAATACTACATTGCCCTTGCAGGTGGTGGTACATACAACGA